GTGATAACGGCGGGGACGTTACCAAGAACGTCCCCCGTATTGACGAACAGCACATTGCCAATCGTTGGACTGCCAGTAACTGTAGTGACACCATTTTGAATTGACGCGGCTGCACCCGGACAAGCACCCGTCGCTACGTTACCACCAGAAACAAGCACGAGACTGTTGACACAAGTGCCGCTTGATAGCGACGGAAAGTTGAGCGTTGTGGAACCCGTGGGGACAGTAACAACTACCGCACCGCTCTTATTGAGCAAGCTTACATCAGCGGAAGAACCATCGCCTTGAACAACTGCACCATTACCTGCGTTGGCAAAGAAATATGCCTGACCAGTTGTCGTAAGCGTCGGAGCTGAGACAAGACCAGCGACCACCGTTTGCCCGGAAGCTTGAGCAGGGGACGTCGTACCTGTGTGGATCGCCTGCCCACTAAAGGTGTTGTTGCCGGAAAGCGTCTGTGAGAGACTATTGCCTGTGAGAGTATACGTACCGGAGGGCAGGTTGGCAGTGCCGCTGCAAGCACCCGCGCACTGAAGACCCTCCGCTCCTGAGGAGACCCCGGCGAGGCTGAGCAATCCGGAGTTCGCGTTGGCAACGCCAATGTTGACCGTTACTTGACCGCCTCCACTGTCTGTCAAAGTTATAAAAGATGAAATTCCCTTTGCCTGGACAGTAAGTCCTTCAACGGAACCTGGTGAAGTGACGACAATTGATGCACCCCCACCAGTGGCAGCACCATCGACAATAACACCTGTCGTCGAAGATGATCCGGCACCGTTGACGGTGAATACTGGATTTGTCGCACCATTAGGGCCGACTGCAAAAGCCTGTACTCCATTGGACTGAACTATGGACGTGCCAATTGTGTTCAGATTTCCGATCTGAGAACTTCCGGTCACACAAAAAACGTTGCTGCTAAGAGTGCAACCACCAATAGCAATTGCGTTGTTGGCACTAAGTGTGCCCGCGCCGTTGCTGGCTGCACCACCGATAGTCACGCCACCGTCGTTCTCAACGCGCATCCGGCTTGTTAGCGTGGCAGTCGTGTCACTCGTGGCAGTCGTTGCGATGTCTACGTAGGTGCCACGCGAGACTGGTGAAGTAGTCCAATTAGCCGCGGCGTATTGGCGTACAGCAACTTGTGGGCCTACGTAGGCCGCGCCATTGTACCCGTAAGCGTTGATTGATCCAATCTCGTCGTTGGCTTGAAGCGCTGTAGGAGACGCATTGGTTCCGTCCGCACGAACAAACGTCACCCGTGCGGTGTTGGCGTAAGCATCTGCCTCAATTCTTGTCGCTACACCATCGGCTTGTCCGACTTGCAGGAGAGTGCCAGTTTGCCCAGCTTGCAATGCAGCAGCGTTGAGATTAATAGTTTGCAGCGTCGAGAAAACATTTGCCGTATTGTTGAGTGGGATCGTACCACCCGACGTTCCGACCAAAATAGTTGACCAGGTACCACCTGTGCGGTAAGGCAGCATCCCATTGGATGAGCCAATCGCCGTGTTGGCATAGGAGTTCCAGGAGCACCCAGCCGCAATCCCAGTCGAACCCGTACAATTACCAAGAAGCTGGCCACTTGTTATGGTCGGCAGCGTCGTTGTCACTGTGGGGGGATTGGTACTTGGGTTTATCGTCGCAATAAGTGCGAAGCCATTCACACCCATGTACTTGTACCATTGATACACGGTTGGACTGGTGATTACCAGGCAATCTGCCCCAACGGTTTGCGATTGGGTTGAGCAGCTGCTCAACAATGTTGACGAGTGCATCGTCAACAGGCCATTGATGTCACTGTAAGTCGCGTTGAAATTATTCCGCACCACCCCGGAAGACAGCGGCGAGTTTTGCGCAGGCACGTTCGGGTTGACCGTGCTCTGCGCAAAGGCAGGGCACGGCAACAAAAGAAGCGCACAAGCGAGCGCTACCTTGAAAGCGTTTTTCATTTGATTGCCTTCAGTACTTAATCGCTCGAATGCCAAGCAGCGTAGTGTTCAAGATCGGGTGTGCGGTACCAGAGGTATTGTTGGATGTAAAAGGAAACGAAGTGTACTGGGTGGTAGAACCAGAACCAGTGTTGAAGGCGAACGCGCCGCTTCCACCACTGTTGACACCGAGATATGTACCTCCCCAGCCGACTACCGACGGACTAATTGCTCCGGTTGTTCCTGTGATACCCGTCGGAAGCTGTGCCAGTGTGAGCGTCTGTGTCTGACCTCCACACAGAGCACCAACTGTGCCCGGGGTGGAGCACGTCGCACTAGTGATTCGACTGGCAGTATGTGCTCCCTGCGTGTCGATGGCATTGAATGCAGTGCCGTTGGAATACGGAACTGCGAATTGCCCACCGCTACAGCCTACCGGCGCACCTGCGTTATACGTAGTTCCGATTACAGAAAACAATGCCACGTAGGTTGTCTGTGAATAACAAGAACCGTCCTCGACAAGAGACCCGGCCGGAGCCGTGGTACCACGAAACTCGACTGTCTTGCCAATCGGCGTCATGTCAATCGAGTGCTTAATTTCGAAGACAGTACCATCGTACATAACTTCGGCGATTTGCCCAGCAATAAAGTCGTTGCCAGAAGTGCCTTGTAAGCCCAAGTTAGACGTTGGACGGTCAACCGTGACTGGTCCTAGCGTTCCACCACCGTCTAAATTGATCGTAATTGTCGTTGGACCAGTATTGGTGCTTGCCGGTAGGAACCGAAGAGACGTTCCCAAAACATCGCCGAGCGCGGCAATGTTGTGCACCGATACGGTGATTACATTCGCAGTGCCCCCAGCTGTTCCTAACCAGGTCTGGATACCGCCAAGCTGAGCCCGGGTAGGCTGGCTACTAAACCAGGTTATACCACCCGCAACTGCTATCAGCAGTGTCGTACCAAATAGGACGGCCCGGACTGATTCCAGAAAGGTTTGCTTGATCTTAGCCATTAGAACATTCCCTCAATACTCCAAGTGGAGTTACCATGATATTGAACTTCGACTGTGCGACGGTTGACATTGATAACCACCTCGGCCAGACCCGCGATGTTATGTCCGGCCGGAGCTGCCAGCGTAAACGCCTCGCCCGCAACGCCAAAGTTTCCTACAACGTCAGCAATCTTGAATTTCTGCCCAACTGCCGCTGTCGAGGGCAACGTGCCCGTTGTGGCCGCGACGCCCGCAATACGGGCCATTGCAATTGCGTAGTCCGTGACTAGAATATTGAAGTTCGCGCTGCTGGTAATCGTCCGGCTGGGGTTAACTCCACCGCTTGTACCAATTGCGCTCGTCAAATTGGTGATCAGATTGGCCAGGTTACCATCGTCTAGAACGTTAATTCCTAGCGCGTTGGAGATAAGATTGCCCAACGCCGCGGTCATCATAGAGGCAAGTCGCCAAGTGGTGTTGGCGAGCTGCGGATCAGCTAGGCCAGGTTCGACACCGGTGCCAACAACCGCGAGTGCTTGGTATGTTGCAGGCGCGTAGACGTTAGCACCCGCGCCGGTTGCAAAAGGAACGTAATCAACTTCTAGTGCCATGATTTACTTCCTTTTGGAGGTGCCAGTGGAGGCTTGGGCTTGAGCTACCAACTTTGCCAGTGAGAATGGCGGCTCAACCACGTTGTCGGGAAGCGTTGCCACCTCAACCTCAGCTTCAAGCTTACCACACCAGGGGCAGTTTGTAACCAGCTCAGTAACCTTGCCGGTTGGATCAGGAAGCGATGCCTCGCCAAGACGCACCTGCGCAACGTGGTTGAGCCAAAGCTCGCGGATTTTTGCAGTACCATCCTTCCGCGATAGCGAACCGTCACGAATCTGATTGGCAAGTCCATTGGCCGCCTTGGTGTAGTGCGAGCGCAACGCAAGCATGTGCGCTGTGTGACGCTCTACCGCCGCCTCTATCTCGGGAGTCATCCTCACCTTGGGTTGAAGATGTCCTGCCGTACCGTACGAGCCACACGAGGTGCACTCAGCAAATAGCATGTTCTTTCCGCGCCAGACTTTAAGCATGATTCCTTACTCTCCTGGAGCCGTGACTCCCCAATATCCGACACCCCATCCTGCGATGTTGTCGTTTTCAACGCCAAAGCCAAAATAGGGTACGTTGGACACCGGAGGCAGATAGTATTTATCAATACGCACTCCAGCGGGCTTAAGATTGAAGTACCCATTTGTGAACAACGCCTGCGTGACCGCGTCGGGCACCGGCCCGGTTAGGGCCATCGACATATGCATGCCTTGCAGGTCTTGGATCAGAACGCCAAATCCTGTGCCCGCAAAAATCTCATCAAAGACTGCGTAAGCACCCGGGATTGTACCATTCCAGTGATTGGCGGCAATCTTGGCGTACAGAAGCGTTCGATACTGTGCATCGGGCAGTGAGACGAGCTCCGTTGCACCAATATCAATAATCCAGTTTCCCTCACCCCAACCTAGCCCAACTGTATCCCAGCTGAAGAAGACGCCAGTAAGCGGAACGGTAATGTCACGACTAATCCCAATCCACTGACCATCCGTGTCAAGTTGCACACCAACTGCAACGTCTAAATCGTAGGAAGTCGGGATTGACTCAAGAACCGCAATGATGTCAGCAATAGGCTGGAATGTCGCCGTCAGCATCGCTATGTAATTCGGCTTGCTGGCGTGTTCAGAAGTTACCAGCGCGAGCCACGAGGCAACTGAGCCCGTCGATGGCGCAATATTTGTATCCCATTGAAGGCCGGAATCCCAATTCGCATTGGGTTGCCCTGAGTCCCAATTCGAAATGAAGGGAGGATTAGCCATGCTACGAATTCACAGTTATGTTGCCAACCACACAAACCGACGCCTCATTGAAGGCAATAGGAACATTCTGCGCAGCCGGAGGTGCATCACTGGGACGAGACTGTAGAATCGACGTCACTTCGTAGGTTGCTGACAATGCATCAAGCTGAGTTTGTGTAAGTCCAGTTGCGCTCGTGGCTGCGTCACCGCTTAGATTGGCAGCAGAGTACATGCGACCTAGGTACGAATCTACGCCGATATCTGCATTGGACAGGTAGAACGCAATTGCCTGCTGGATCAATGCGGAAGTCGATGTGACGAACCCTGTGAGCGGTGTTATGTTCACAATCACCGTTATCGTGACCAACGTCAATTGGTAGAATTTGATGACGTCAGGCACCCCGTTTTGATCAATGAACGTTCCTTGCGTCGTGCCTAGCGTAGTTGTGCCGGGAGATTTGGTCTGACCTATCGCGTTGACAATGTCTTGGGTTGAGCCACCTTGAACCACCGCATAGATAGAGTGCGGCCCTTGGCCATTAGCGTCATTAACGTCAGTGTCGTTCTCGTAAACCGTAAAACGTGTGACGTTGGCAACATTGGCGATTGCGGCGAAGATTGACTCAAGGGTAGTACTGGCTGGACCACCCACCGCACTCGTCGCGGTCTCACGCAATGCAGCGTCACCTTGTACAGGTGCGCCTGCTGTTGCTGGACCAATATTGGTGGCGCTTTGCCAACCAAACGTCGGCGTGAGGATTTGCGTGATTTCACCGGGCGCAAACGTCGTAGCGCCTGCGACCGTATTGGTGATCGTAACGTTAATCGTACCCGAGTTGGGAATATTCACCGTCGCGGGTAGGTTCCAGATCGTACCTTGATTCTGATTATCGCCAACCTGACCATTGCTGATTGTGATTCCTGCCGTACCAACAATTGTCAGCGTATCAGTGCTAAAGCCTGCAACCGCGCGACGAACCCCGACCAGCTTAACAAGACTGGACAGCCCAGCACCTTGCGCGGTATTCAGTGAAAAGGCGTTGTAGACATCCTGCGCGGCGTTATCACAATCCGAGATGGCCTGTGCAAAGATCGCTAGGAACTGACCATCTTGATCGTCAGGATCAAGGCTGGAATCAGTGCCATAAATTTGCAGGTACGCATTTTGAAGCTGCGTGAAAATGTCAGAGTAGTCCGGAACTGAGATGCCGGTCGAATCCAGTGTGGGACCCAAAGTCGTCATGCTACGCTTTCTCTACAACAACGCTACTGGGCCAAAGGGAACTGGGTTTGGATCAAACGAGGTTATGATCATGCCCGACACCGTCAGACTACGATTTGAGGTATTAACCACGGCATTGTAGCTTTCGAGGCTAACAACATCGATTGTCGCCAGAATCCTCGCCTTGATCGCAATGTCACGTAACGACGCCGTATTGTAGCCAAGGATTTCCTGGCTCCAGGGTGTGCCCTCAGTATTGTTGAGGAACCATTCTCCCTCCCAGAGAGCCAACCTGGTCTCGACTTTCTGGGCAACTCCGAGCGGGGAGTTAATCCAGAAATTGGCTGAGCCCTGACCAATAAGATAGTCCCCGGTGGCGCTCAACATTCGTACTCTCATGGCAGCGTCACTTCTATTCCGTTAACCCAAAGTCCACCCGCGGCAGTAATGTTGCAACGCCCGGTGGCGTTGTCCATCTGTAACTCGGTTGCTGCCGTCTTGAGGTTGATGCGGCCATTGGCGTCGTCAATCTCAACGTAGATCGTGCCCGACTTGTTGCGTAATTGAGCAGTCGTGGTGCTCGTATTCGGGGGAACATTAGGGTTCGACATTCCTCCAGTGGGGAAGAAGAACCCGTCCGATAGATCGTGCATGCGCACTTCAGCCTGCTTTTGCACGCCTCCGCTTTGCCACCAGCTATCGATGCAACGCGATGCAAAGAGCAACAAGCCCTCGTCGCCTGCCTTTACCGGAAACGTAAGCGTGAAACCACCACCCCCGCCCGGGAACAGCACCGGACAATCCGGGCAGACTGGTAAGGTAGTATCGAGCCAGGTTCCGTTGGGCTGGAGCGTTTGCGCTTGAATAGTGGGCTGGGCTACGACAGTGCCCTTTGCCGCGTTGAAGCTTTGCACAACCGCCGGCAGCGCCGTCCAGATTCCAGCCTGATACTTCTTGAACCCCTGCTTGAACGCAATAAGGGCTGCGTTCGTACCGTCAGAGCGGATGCGTTCTAGCCTATCCATGGACTCACCCGTAGGCCGGAATTGTACCGGCTCCGGAATTGCCCGAGCTATCGACAGCGAGCGCTATGATGTTTGTGACCCAAGACTCACCCAAATCTCTCGTGTCGCCTTCGTGTTCGACCACGAGCACCATGTACGTTCCATCAGTGGAAGTGTTTGCAAAGAATTGAAAATCGCTATACCCAGGGAAGCCAGCTGCGTATTGATTCGATGTCGTGGTCAGGTCGGCGTTGTTGAGCTGTATTCTTGTGCCCGCCTTAATCAACGGATTGAGCAAGCACTTGACTTCGATACCTTGTGTCGTTGCGGCAGGAACCCCAACTAATCCCGTCTGGTAGTTCAGCACCACCGCTTCGCCTGGCAAGTAACCTGTCAACTCATGAAAGTTGATAACCCCGTCCGGTCCAACAGACCAAACCGCACCTGCTGAATCAGCGACTGTATTGAGATGCTCACTGGCCAACCCAAACATGACCTTGCCACGGGGAAGAACTCCGCCTGTGCCAAAACTATTAGGGATGTTGCCAAACTGCATTCCCTGCTTAAGTGCACCAGCTGTTCCTTGCGCAACGGGCGAGCTATTCACCGAAGATTGGATAGCCTGAATACGGTTCTGGAGTGAGGCACCAGCCGCAACTGTCTTGTTGACAATGCCATAGTTGAGGATGGCATCGAGATTGGCCGCAAGGATATCAACGAACGTGTCGGTGTTGCTCAATCTTCCCTTGCGAATACGAATAATCGTGCCTTGAAAGATAATGCCGAAGTTACCGTTCTCGTAACCAGCCTGAAGCACCACACTTTGGAATTCGCTCTTGATCTGCTGAGCGGTGGAATCATCCAGATTAATGACCCGAATTGTCGCCGTCGGCGGCGCATCGGTGTCCATAGCCGTTGTGCTAAACTGGATTCGAAACTGACTAAGGTCAACGCCCGGTTGATTCGTTGTTTGTGCGGCGGCAGGCGACGGGGCTGTGGTCGTTGGACCGCTCGCAGGCGCAGAAGGTACAGCTAGTCCGGTGCCACCCGGCGTAGGTGGGTTGCCGTAGACAATAAGCGATATCTTCCTGATGTACTGATTTGCCACAGGCTTAGGTGCTCGGTATCAGGAAGAAAAGATTCCCAGTTGAACCCAGCGAAGCGTAGTCAGGCACGGTGTCAGGACTATCCGAGCTTTGAACCACAAACGCCCCGCCAATTCCAAGGTACGCATATTGCTCTAGCAGATCGCAACCCGTTACCAAAGGAATGCCAGACACGATTGGGTTTTGCTGGCTATCCTCGATATAGAGTTCCCAACAAGCTGAGAAGGGGTTCCACTTCACAATGAGGTGATACGTTACCCCATTCATTGAAAGATCGAACTCCTGGTTCTGAGGTGTGAGCGGAACCAGGTACGGAGTACTATTGACTGCTGTGATATTGGGCATCAGAACACACCCGGTCCAGTACCAAACCCAGCTGAGAATGGCGCATTGTTATAATTGAACGCCGTCGAACTGGAAGAAGCTCCTGAGCCGGGTGCTCCAACAGTTCCAGTTCCCGATAGTTGCTGCGTACCTAAATTTTGCGTCGCGCCATTGCTTGACGGATTATTCATCTGGCTGGCAGGAGGCACCGATACGCTTTGCGTATTGACAAGGATAATTTCCTTCATCCGCACCGTTAGGAAGAGCGTGTCTTCGGTCTTCTCATCGGTGAACGTGTGAAGTAACGCGATCAGCATGTTAGTGTACACGCGCTTGCCGGTGATCACGTCAAACGGCTGGCGTGAAGCTTGTAGCGCCAGAAATTGCGCATACATGTCGCTGACGTAGTTAGGATCACCTTCAGATTGAAGCGAACTGTTTGAGTACCCGATATCAACGGTCAGTCGAGCGGGCTGCTTAAATGAGTGGTCAGTAATCGCCGCGCCTTGGCCTACCGGGTTCTCAGTGATACCTAATTCATCCTCGTGCTCTTCTCTGATCGTAACGTCAGCGATGAACCCACCAATGTTGCGCTGGCGGATAATGATTGGTCCGACTAATCCCTGGATCGCTGCTTCAGCAACCGAAAGACCAAAGGGAATCAAACCACTCATTGCACGCGACCTGTAAGATTGCGAATCAGGGTGTCGTTAACACTGTTCTGAGCGTCGGTGTACTGACGCATAGTCGAGAACGTACCCGGTCCGCCGTTGACGTGCACGTCCGTCTTGGCATTTAGCGTGACGCTCTTTGAGGGAGCGGTGGGCGGAGCAACTAGACCCGAAAGGGACTCAGCCAGATTTCCAGCTGCTCCTATCTCTGGGATACCAGCTGCACCAGGCCTCTCGAAGCCGCTTATAAAGGTGCCGGCAGCTTCCCGGGGACTTAGGCCCTTACGACCTAGGGCCGAGCCGGTGGCACGTTCTCCGCCTTGCGTAAGCTCCCACAGAACATATTGAAGCTGCTCCTCAAAAGAACCTTCCCCGATCTTGTGCCCAAAAAGCTTTTCAAATTGATCCTGGCGACCACCTCTCCACTGACCAATTCCTATCGCGCCTCTTCCCCCGCCCGCGGGATTGAATGCAGTCGGAGAAAGTGTTCGGTCACTCTCATAGAAAAGCGATGCGGCAATGCCTTGTGCAGCCTCAGCTGAGAAGCCGTTCTTCTTGAAGAACTCAACCGCTTGCGAAAGACGCTCACGTGCCGCGCCCGCAGGCACTCGGCCTGCATTAGGGCGAAAGCGATTGCCTGAGGCGTTACCGCCTGCCGGGTTGGGAAAATTAGCATCACCTGCCAGCCCACCTTCGGTGAGGTCTGGACTTTTGCTCAAGCCCAGCTCATAAAGCAGTGGCCCTAACGCTTGGCGCAACGACGCCTTGGTTTCCGGGTTGTCAGATTTGACAAGTCCTAGAACTCCAAGCAATCCCCCAATTAACCCCCCACGTCCGAGCTTGCCAAAGAAGCCTAGTCCTTTACCAACCGTGGTAGTACCACCTAAACCCAAAACCCTACGGACAACCTTTTCAAAGACCAACAACCCACCAGCAGTACCTGCCAGCGCAATAATCGTACCAGTCCAACCCTTTGTCGCGTTATCGACACGATTGATCCACTGCACTGCCTGATCAAAGAGCTGGATGCCCTGTTGCGTTGGGCCAATAAGATCAGCTGCCATCCGGTCGCCAAAGATTTCCAGATCACTTTCGAGCTTGTTCAGCTCACGGCCAAAATTTGCGCTCTTGCGGGCCAGATCATCTGGATCAAGTCCAGCAGCCTTTTGGCGGAAGGAAAAACTTTCCTGGGCAGAAGCTTCCACCTCAGCGAAGCGCTGCATCTGAAACAGTGTCTTTTCGCTGAGCCCAACCATCTCTGCGAACTTGACTTGCAAGAAGTAAGGCAACCCGCTGCGGCCTAAGTTAGTGGCAATCTGCTGAGGCGTATTGGCCCCACCAAACAATCCCCGCAACCAAGGCTGCGTTCGGAAAGTCGCGGCAATGCCCTCGATTGAAGCGGTGGCTTCGTCGGCGCTTAATCCAATTTGCTTAAACGCAAACCCTGTCGCCTGTATGAATCCCACCGATTGTTTAGTTCGCTGCGAGACATAGTAGAGCGTTTCGTAGGAGCGCGCAACGCGCGACACCATTAACTCGATGGCCGCAGCGGTCTCAATAGCAGCTGATCCCAGCTCCGCCGTGCGTGCACCGGTAGCGGAAACCGCGCCGACAAACTTCTTAAGGCTGGGCTCATCAACGTTCCACCCAAGCTTAACAAGATACTCCTGAAGGATCATTTGTCCCCGTTCAAGCGACGTTGGTTTTCAGCAACAACGGCGATGTGGTCGTTAGCGA